TGAGATAAATAATTCAAATTTTCGTACAGCAAAACCAGCAAAGGTGCAAACACAATTTGGCTACTACAAAAACGGTAGAATTACATCGGTACGATTCTATGAATCTTAAAATTCTGACTCAGAAAGAGTTTGAAACCGAAATCAAAAAGATTCAATTCGACAGGCATCCAATTACAATGATTGATGCTATTATTGAATACTGTACTATCAAAAACATTGAAGTTGAGACTGCGGCATCTTTAATTACACCACGCATGAAGTCTTCTATTGAAGGTGAAGCAATGAAGTTGAAGATGATTGCACCGAAAGCTAGATTACCTATTGAGGTCGAAGACTGATGAAGATGGATGCTATAGACGCATACAAGGTTTACTTAGGAGTTAAAAATCATTTTACGTTAGACAGTTACGATTGGTTCAAGTATAACAAGAAAGTCAATGTCACATACGATTCTTTTTTGAAACGTAAAGACAAAATCTTTTTTGCTAAACTTGGCAATCGTAAAGACGCTTACTTAGAAGAGTTTTTAGTTTCTAATTTTATGCACGACACAAAGATGTGGGTCGGTGAACTTCTGTCTGAAGAGTGTGAAGAACGCTACAAAGAATGGAAACGTAGGCAAGAATCGTTGACGTATGTATTTAAAAATGAGATGGACTTTATCTCTGGTTGGTCAGCAACCGAACTGAATGAATTTTTCGATGCTAAAAGTGGAGATCATCCACCAATCATCAAGAAATATTTAAGAGGAGAAATCAGTCTGGAAACTTTAGCAATATTGAATTCACTATTGCATTTTGTCAAAAGATATGATACAATGATACATGATCCAATCTACAAAGAGGTAAGCAAGTTATGCAAAAAGTACCAGCCCTTTTTAAATTACGATACGGCACGGATGAAAAAGTCACTCAGAGAGTTAGTAGTGGCTTAGTGGCAGTAATGAGTAAACCCAAGAAGGTTTGCCGTCTATTGGCACAAAAAGAGAATTGTGATAGACTATATACTATAGTAGATTATGATAAAAGTGGACAAGCAAAACATACATTCAATACTTAACATACAAGGAATATACTAATATGGCATCATCATCATTTGCAGATTTGAAAAAGTCACGCACCAAAGATTTGGAAAAACTCACAGACGCAGTTTCCAAACTCACAAACAAAGAAGAAGGTAAGAAGTCTTATGAAGACCTTCGCTTCTGGAAACCCACAGTAGACAAAGCAGGCAACGGATTCGCAACGATTCGTTTTCTTCCCGCACCCGCAGGTGAAGACGTGCCTTGGGTTCAAGTATTTCAACATTCATTTCAAGGTCCTGGTGGTTGGTACATTGAAAATTCGTTGACTACACTCAACAAGAAAGACCCTGTGTCTGAACACAATAGCATTCTCTGGAACTCTGGTTCTGATGCTAACAAAGATATTGCACGTAAGCAAAAGCGTAAGTTGCAGTATATCGCAAACATTTATATTGTCAAAGACCCTGCAAACTCTGACAATGATGGAACAGTTAAGTTGTTTAAATTCGGCAAGAAGATTTTTGACAAGTTAAATGAAAAGATGAATCCCGAGTTTGAAGATGAAGTTGCAGTCAATCCATTTGACCTCTGGGAAGGTGCGAACTTCAAGTTGAAGATTCGTAAAGTTGAAGGCTATCAAAACTATGATAAGTCTGAGTTTGACACTTCAGCACCATTGTCTGGTGACGAAGATGATCTAGAGCGTATTTGGAAACAAGAATACAACTTGTCTGAATTCTTAGATGAAAAGAACTTTAAGTCTTATGATGAATTGAAAGCACGTTTGAACAAAGTGCTTGGACTTGAAGATGGTTCTTCTTCTGGAAACAGCGCATATACTCCTAGAGCCAGCGTGATGCAAGAAGCTAAACCAGCGCCAGCACCTGCTAAGAAAACTACAGTTGCAGACTCAGTTGATGATGACGAAGACTTGAGTTATTTTGAGAAGTTGGCTGAAGATTAATATTTCGTAATCTCCTTTGTGACTTGACGGGGAAGCAGTAAAATGCTTCCCCTTTTTTATGCAGGCATACCAGTTTGCAACATAGCATCTTTAATAGGATTCTTAGTTTTGCTCAATGTGCTTGCGTAGTACGTATTAACAGATTGATTATTCTTTTGACTGTTATCTGCAACAGTATTAACTGTCACAGCACCGGTTGTTCCTGTTGTTCCTGATGTGGTTGTTGCCACTGTTGTGCCAGATGTGATTGTGCCTGAAGTTGCTGTTAATGTTGGTTTAACAATGTCTGCTAAGTCAATACCGCCACTATTATTTTTGTCAAATATTGGATTACCATCTTTATCTATCATCAATACGCTAGTATCATACACTTTACGTTTAACTTGATATGCTCCATCTTCACCAACTTGTGTTATAGTTTCTTCTTTGAATGGCGCCACAACATACTTACCTTCTTTCATACTATACACCATAGGTGGTGTGCCTGAACTATATTCACCACCAGCGATTTCGGCTTGAGGCTTATTAGCCATACCAGCCGTAATAATTGCATCTTGGGCGGCAGTAGCACCAAACACGCCTCGCTCTACTGTAGTGTCTAATTTTCCAGTACCCTTCTTCAATTCTCTTGTCAAACCAGTAGATACCTCTTTAAAAGTTTTTCTATTTAAATCTTTGGTCACTTTATCAATAGCGGTTGCATCAGCGGCATATGCTTCTTTAAATGTGTCCGTAACAAGTTTAACAATTTGTGAAGCGGCTTTACCTGCAGAAAATGACTTGTCTGGCGCACCCAATGATATTGCCTTGAAATCAGCAGATGTTGGATCACCCTTTCTCAAACTAAAATACACACCACGCACATCCATTGTACACATAATAAAATCAAATGGGGTTGATTTTTTAGTTGCAATTTCGGCAGCCTTCGTTGCGTTAAATCCAACCCTGAGTAAACTATCACAAAGTTCATTAAATTCTTTGGGTGGATTTTCTCTAGGCGCTTGTAAATCTACAATTAAATTAATATTATTATTGTCGCTGACACGAATAATACGCCATACTGCTGGATTAGGCTGTCTTTTTTTCTTGCCTAAAAACTTTGCAAGAACACTTCCAATTACAAAGCCTGCAATAGCACCAATGGGTCCAGCCGCCGTAAAGCCCGCTTTGGCCATAGATGCGCCAATTGCAGTTCCAGCGAATGCACCGACAGCATATCCAGCCGCGGCACCAACGTCACCCTTCATCAATGCAACAAACGCTGGTATATAAGGTAAGTATGGCGCAACAGCTTCAAAACCCGTAACAACAGGGCTAACACCAGCGGCTGTTCCACCAGTCCCACCAGCATTAGCGGCATTAGAGAAGAAGTCTGCTTTTGTAGTTGCATCCCAGCCACCAGCCCATGTTGGTGCAACTGATTGGTAAGCATTGGTGATTCCAGAGAATCCACCCATAACACTCTGGCCCATTTCTGTGCCTTTGAACAAATCAAATGCTTTACCACCGAGATAACTCACACCTTTGTTAACTGCAAATGATGCAAGCATATTCATGTATGGATTTTTAATGCCCATCGATTGAACTACTTTTTGTGTGACAGCAGACTTGCCCATATCAAGAGCCATATTACCAACTTCAGCAAGAGGACCACCTCCGCTAAAGAATCCTCCACCACCGCTACCACCTACGCTAACTGATGTTCCGCCACCTGTTCCTCTACTTGAAATAAGTTTGTTTGTTAATATCTGCTGTTCGTATTGTGCTTCACTTATCTGCCTTTGGAGAATGGATCTTTCATCACTGCCTTTTTCTGCCTCTAAGTATCTTTTTTGTGCATCTATTTCAGCTTGTTTTGCAGTATTGAGTTGTGCGCCTATATCTTTTGTTAACTGTGGTACGTTATCTGCAAGAACAACCATACCATCTTTTGTCACTTGCATCAATGGATTATTTTGTGCGGCCGCTTGCAATGTGCCAGCAGAAGGCATTCCTGTAGGCAAACCACCATACTCACCGCCATAACCACCGAACGCACCCATGGTTTTCATTCTTGGATCCATGTTACGCATATTGAGTGGCGTAGTTCCCAATCCACTATTAATAGGACTCATCAAAGACGAACCCAATACATTAGCCATGTATCCAATGCCGTCTTGCGGAGATGCAAATCCATATTTTGCAAAGATAGTTTCTGGACCAAGTGCAACTTCTCCACCACTCGCACCATAAAGAATTTGTTCAAGCGCAGTTAACTTACCTTGCTTAGTTCCTTTAGCAAGATTACCTAAAATCTGTCCGCCAAGAATATTTGCTTGGTCAGAATTCATACCCATTGAACCAAAAACGCTTTGTGCTACAGACCTAGCACCAACTTCCATATAAGCTGTACCAACTTTACTGAAGATTTGTCCAAATGCAGGACCGTATTGCTTACCGAATATCGATGTGCCTAATTTAGTAAGTGCTGGCGTAACACCTAACATCTTGTTGAGTTGTTCGCCTCTGTACATTTGTCCAGATGCTGTTCGTTGACTTACATTTTTATATCCACCTGGATACAACGCACTCATCAATGTGCCAGAAATAGTTTTAGTTAACTGTCTCTGTAAACTATCTGTAAATTGTTTATTTGCTCTGGCTAATACATCTTCAGGTCTAGTGAATTTACCCTTAGACATTGTAATTCGATTACTCTTAAGTTCTTTAGCAGTAATGCGAGTATTTTCGGATGTTTGGCGTAAAAGTTTAACAACTTCTTTTTTACTTTCTTCTGCTTTACGCTCAGTTAAAAACTTGTCTGCTACAGCTTTATTTCTTGCGTTTACAACTGCATTTGAAGGTGTGCTTGCGGCCGCGGCTTCAGCGGCGGCACCATCACCCATTTGAATTAATGGTGTGACAGCCGAAGATGATGCTGGAACAAGATCAACTGATTTGGGTTTAATTGCAGAATCTTTATCAACTTCAGCTTTGAATTTTTCTGATGCTT